GAATCGGTGGCTTCTGATTGATTCTTGGTACTTTTGGCGCAGAAGGAGGGATTTGAACCCTCGCGCGCTTTTTACACGCCTACTCCCTTAGCAGGGGAAAGAAAAACCTTGATTTATCAATGCTTTGCGGGTTTTTGTAGGCTATGTTGTAAGCTACGCGGCAGCGCCCAACGGAACTTTATGGGTCTTAAAATGGCCTGAATTCCCCGAAATTTGTAGGCTACGCGGGGAATTTTCGCTCTGAAATAATATCATTCCTTGCCGCCTTTGTCAAGGACATTGATAGCAGCGTGGGCACTCTGCATATCGGGATGTATATAGCGCTGGGTCGTCGTAAACTTGGTATGCCGCATGATCTCCTGTATCACGCTGGGCGCAGTCTTGGCGAGCGCCAGCGCCGTCGCCGTGGTATGGCGGCACGAGTACGGCGGCAGATCGCGCACCTTAGCCCGCGCAAGGGCGGCGTGATACTCGGTATAAAAATTATCCGCGTTCATGCCGACGATGCGCCCCTTCTTGCTGCTCACGTTGGCGAGAATATCCTGCACGAGCGGTTCGAGCCAGTCGGGATAAATCAACGGTGTTGATTTGCGCTTCTTGGTTTTCAGGCCGCAGCCGATGATCTCGTGCGTATCGGTGTGTATCATGTCGGCTGTGCAGCGCAGCAGCTCACCGGGCATCATGCCGCTGTATATCATCAGCAGCGGGAAGCGCATAAACAAGTCACCGTTGTCGTAGGCCGTCCACAACGCATTTATCTCATCCTCTGCAAACGGCTTTTGCTCTGTTTCAGCAAGAGGCGGCAGTTCGACAAACTCCGCGAGGTTTGTTCGCGCCTGCCCTTCGGCGACGGCGCGCTTGTATAGCTTGGCGAGCATGGTTTTCATGTCTTTCGCGGGGTAATATGTATCGGCCTGCGAGTCCACACAGCTTTGCAGGTTATCTATCGTAAGCTCCGCTACGGGTACATTTTTGATGGAGTCTAGCCGACGCCACGCAATATCATACGCACACTGCTTGGAGCTGCCGAGTTTATCGTATGCACCGCTCTTTTCCCACCATTTATGGTAGTCGTTTAAAGTCGGCCTATACACCTGCTTCGGCGCGGTTTCTGTGGGATTGGCCGCAAAGGCGAGCGCGGCGGTTTTAGACGGGAAGCCGCCCTTCGTTCCGCGCCGCTGGTGCAGGCTGCCGGACGCATCAACAAACGTGTCGATAGTCCATTGCGCTGTCCATGTCTTGCCGCGCCGGTACGCCGTGCCCTGCCCGTTCCCACGCCCCCTACGCGGCTGCGCGTTTTGCCGCGCCCCGCAGAACATGCAAAATGCGCTTATATCCGGTATTTCTTTTCTGCACTTACGGCATATCATTTCCTTAACATCCTCAGGGCGTACACCATGACACACACGGCGGCAACGACTATCAAGCCGAGAATAACGGCAAGGGCGCTTGACCTGGCGGACCGAAAAAGCCCCGCCGTTACAAGCTGGGCATCCCACACCATATACGAAATCAAACACACGAGCAGCAGGGCGCAGACAGCTAAAAGCGCGTATACGACGGGTCTGCGGCTTGCAAGCTGCGCTTTGAGCATGGCGTTTACCTCTTCAAGCCGCTTGACGTCTCCGGCCTGACGGACATTATCCATTTCAAGCTCATGCACGGCGGCGAGGTCTGACGCGGGGCAAAGCCCGCACAGTTCATCCAGAGACAAGCCGAGGGTATCACATATCGCTGCCTGCTCAAATAGCTTTGGGTTTGGCGCCGTATCGGCGCTCTGGGTGGCTATAGCAGAGTATGATACGCCGGACTGTTCCGACAATTCGGCGAGGGAAAGGTGCAAGTCATTACGCGCGTCGGTTACTTTACGATTATAGCTGTCAAAGAACGGGATAAGGCGCTGATACGGGGTCATTTCACACACTCCCAAAAGTTTTATTTGTTCCCGGCAACGGGGAAAAGGTCTTTTGCCGCAGACCGAGACGACATCTCGAAACCGGGCGTGGACTATGCCGGGCGCAGATGATAGGCTATAAGCGTAGCAGATAAGTCGGTTTACAAGGTATCTGTTACATGCCCCGGCGGAGGCTGGCACCAATGCCGGGGCAAATCTTAATCAATAGGACAAGTCGGGGAAGCCATAAGAGTTTTGCTCGTGGATTCCCACTTCTTCAGAGTTAAGCGTGAGCTTATTTGCCCATACTGCAAGCGTCAGCGGAGTTTTGGGAGATGCGGTGATGTCTGCCGCGGCAGACCAGTATTCTGTACTATCACCGAATAAATAGCCGCGGTCGTCATTCCATAGGCCGCACCAGTTAGCCCCACTTCCCGCCGCGCAGTATATTTTGTAGCTTCCTTCCGGAATAGACAATTCGACCGTTTGACCTGAACGAACATAAAACGCGATGTCATCGGTTGGCGCGTCGCGGAAAGGATTCTTGTTGTCTTTGCTTTTGCGCTGGTCATTCTGGGATACATATTTGAAATATACTACATAATCATACCCCTCGGACGCAGAAACACTTACGGAACAATTACTTTCATATGACGCAGACCGGAAGACATGCCCATTCGCTTCGCGGGCTGCAACTGCCCTGTCGGGGCGCGGCGTCTGCACTTCAGCCGATGGAGATTCAACCGGCGGTGGAGTGGCAAGCTCAGCGCCATCTCGAAAAACTGCTTGCTTTAAATACGGCAGCGCAGTGAGAACAACTGCGACGACCGACAAAAAGAAAGTGATCATCGGCAAGGCTTTCTTCATCTCTCTAATCACCTTCTTTCATTCATAAATTATACATATTTTAGCACGAATAACCGGTATATTCCATACCGGTTTTCCAGTTCTACGTTATTTACAAATAAAATGCACCAAAACAATGCAAAATGACGATAAACGGGGGGAAAACATGGAGAACGAACGGGAAATACTGATTGCGGAGCTTGAAAAGCTGGCGGAGAAGCTGACATACGAACAGCTGAGGTCGGTGTACATCTTCACACTTCAAAAAACAAAATAAGCGGGAACAAGCCCGATACGGAAATCACTCCGTATCGGGCTTGTTCAGTTTATCGGCGAGTCTTCGGAACACTGCGGAGAGCTCCTTCCACTCTTCGACAGTGGTCTCGGCCATAAATTCAATGAGCAGCTGCTCAATATCCGAGCGCTTGCCCTCGGAGAGCTGGCCAATGTACTCATCTATAACGTCGCGCCGCGACTTCTTCGGGAACGGCTGACCGGTGCCGGTACGCAGCCACACCTCATCTACATTATATACTCGGCAGATATCCGCTATTGTGCGGTCGCTGGGGACTTTACGGCCGGAACAAAGCTCCGAGACGAAGGGACTCGACAAGCCGAGTTGCTTGGCAAATTCGTTGCGCTTCAGACCGAAGTGTTCAATGCAAAAAGAAATCCGTTCTGAGATAGTGCTCATTTTAACCACCTCCTTTCATAAAGAAGTATAAAGGCAGCGAGACAAAAAGTCAAGTAAAAAAAATAGCTCAGCGAATTAAAAACACTTGACAAAGTAGCTGAGCGATGCTAATATGTAGCCAAGCTAATAAAATGTTAGCTGGAGTGAGCAATCAAACACATGAGAGGAGAACACATGATGATCAAAAAGGAAGCTAATCTGAGCGAGCGCATCAAAATGGTTAAGGCGATGGAGTTTATCTGCCGGCAGATAAACGACGAGGACGTATTTGAGTGCTGGCTCGTAAACGGCGTTGCAGACGACGACATCGAGTATGGCGATTTGAGCGTAAACACGACTGAGCCTGACGCGGCGCACTACGCAGAGAACGACGAACGGTTTGCCGACCTGATGGACACCTTCCTCTGGGTCATGAAGAAGGCAGGGAAAAGCGGCGGACTTTACTGCGACGGAGTGGTGAGCAAGGAAGAGTAAAAAACCGGGGCTTATCACATAAGCTGTGCGCATGGCGCGGTAGGGTGGGCGGCAGAGAAAGCGAGCGGGGCTGTAACCTCCGCAGGCTTCCTCTGCACAGGCTCCCAATCGGCCGCAGATATCTCCTCCGCTCAATTTACAGGATGCAAAGCAGCGCCTGATGGGCAGCGTCAACCCGGTGGATATCTCCTGTTACAGCAGGTGCTTAAGCCGGTTCCGTTCTTTCAGTGTGCGAGCTTCGCAGGCTTCATTCTCCTGCAAACTGAGAACGGGTTGCCGGGAGCAACAGGAAGGGCGACATTACGGAAGATATGACCTCTCCCATAAGCATCACCTCCTTTCGCTCCGGAGCAAGCCCATCCTATCACGCCATGCGCACAGAGTCAAACAAAAAACGGGGCTTATGCGCCCCGCCTTAATGCAGCCGAGGACGGTCACAAGCCCGTGAAAATGCAGAGTGAGGACAAGGACGCCGAGAGAAAACCGGTGCATCGTCCATACACCGGTTTCCTCTGCACTTAGCTCCCGACACAGCGCAGATGCTTCCCTACACCAGAATTCAGCGCCGTTCCGATGCCAGAGAGGCGGTTGCGGAAGCGCAGGGGATGCGAGCCCGGGGAGCATCACTTGGAACGAACAAGTGCTTAGCTGTGTCTCAGTACTTCAACGCACGCGTCGCGCCCGGGGCAAGTACCGGGGCGGTGTACTGAATCAAGGGAGCGCCGGAGAGGCAGCATGAAAGAACCTAAGAGGCTTTCCATGACAACGTTTTTTTGATTGGTCGGTAAGATTACCGCGGCGTCCTTATTCTACAAAAGATTTCAGAAAATGGCAAGAAAAAAACGGAGGTGAAACAATGAGCGAGCAGGAGAAAAAGGCGGCGAAGGAGCTGCTGGACGACCTGAAGAAGATCCCGGCGGACGGCGCGGATTATATGCGCGGGTATATGCGGGGCAGGCTGGACGGCATCAAGAACCGCAAGGACAAGGAGGACGAGGAATGAACGAAGACCGTGCATATAGAGAACAGGGCACCGCGGCGTACCTAAAACTGCGAATACCATTCGACTATTCGAACTTAAAGAAGGAAATCGCCAAGCAGTACAAAACGCGAAGAGCCTTTGCACGGGCGATGGGGCTCCCTGAGAACTCGGTGTATCGGAAGTTGAACGGGAAAGCATACTGGAAGCAGCGAGAAATCGTGGCGGCAAGCATGTTGCTTGACATACCGTTTTATCTGATGCCGGCTTATTTCTTCAACGTGGATACGAAGCGAGAAGAGGGAGGCACGACATGACCCTTGACGACATCGAGGCGATGACGGCGGCGACGATAAGCCCGGCACAGGCGGCAAGCGTGATCGGCTGCAACGAGCAGGCGCTGCGCATACAGGCGAGGGAACGCCCCGAATGGTTAGGGTTTCCGGTTATCCGGATTAACAATCAGATAAAGATACCCCGCGAGGCGTTTTTGAGATACATGGGGCGGGGCGAGAGGGGGACTGAGCGATGCTGAGTCCATGCGTCAACTGCGAGGAGCGGGAGGCGGGCTGCCACGGGAGCTGCGGCGCATACAAGGAATGGCGCGAGCGCTACGACGCGGCAAAGGCCGCGAGGCGGAAAGGCTCCCCTGCTGCGGCGTACCTCTCGGCGTGGAAGCGCAAGAAGAAACTGCACGAGCAAAGACACAAGCGCAAATAAAAAGCCGCCCACGGGCAGGAACCCCGTAAGGCGGCAAGGAAAACACATATCTATATCTTAGCACAGGAAGAAGGAAAAAGCAATGGCAAATTGCGAGCTGCGGATGAACAAATTCGCAAATCTCACTCAAAAATACCCGATGCACCGCGACGGGCGCAAGACGCTGTACTTCGTGGTTGAGCATCAGCCGGATCACACCCGCGCCGGGTACGAGGTAGAGAGGGGCGGCAAAGCCGTACAGTTCGTTGACCTCACTGACGCGATCAAGTTCTTTAATGATGGGAGGCGCAGAAAATGACGCCGACGACGGCAGAGGTCGTTTTATGCGCGGTGCTGGGAATCCCGCTGGCGCTGGGGCTGCTGTGGGCGCTGTTTGTGGCGGCGCTGGCGGCCTACGACGACTACCGCAAGGACTACAAGCGGAACCGGCTGCACCCTGAGCGCTACAACGGCTGGAACTACTGAGGAGGGATAAACGTGTATCAGATACCGGACGACCCTATAATCCGCTGCATGGAGGCGACTGGCTGGCCGCCCTGGATGCAGGACGATGACAGCGACGAGGAGGACGAGGACGATGAATAACCTCAGACTCTGGCGAGAGAGCCGCGGACTCAAGCAGACGGAGCTTGCGGCGCTGGTGAAGCCCATCGACGCAAGAATCGACAGCAGCATGATAAGCCGCTTTGAAAATGAGATGTGCCTGCCGACACCAAGCGTATCAAAGGCGCTTGCAAGCGCGCTGAACGTGCCGGAGAGCCTTTTATTCGGCGGGACAGAGCAGCTTTACATCTCCGGCGTAGTCGACGGAGAAGCCCGCGCAGAGCCGGAGAGCATGGACGTCACAGACCTGATAGCCCATTTCCGCGAGGCGGGAAAGGGCGCGGCGATAAGCCGTAGGGCGCTGGCGAGCATGATGGACGTATCCGACAGGCATCTGCGGCGGATCATCGAGGAGGCGCGGAACTGCGGCTACCTCATAATCAACGACAGCGACGGCACGGGGTATTTCCTCGCGGCGTCCAGCGCCGACATTGAACGGCACTTCCGCCAGGAGAACGCGAGGGCGATGAGCATATTAAAGCGGCTGAAGGCCGCAAGAACGAGGCTGAAGGAGGTAAACATAATATGACCTTGTACGAAATAGACGAGGAAATACAGGAGCTTTTGAGCGAGGTAGACCCCGAAACCGGCGAGCTTATCACGGACTATGCGGCGCTTGACGCGCTGCTCATGGAGCGCGAGGCGAAGATAGAGAACATTGTGCTCTTTATCAAGAACCTTTCCTCCGACGTGCGGGAGCTCAAGGCGGAGGAGGCCGCTCTTGCCGAGAGGCGGAAGAAGGCGGAGAAAAAGGCCGAGAGGCTGCGCGAGTATGTATCTCACGCGCTGGGCGGCGAAAGGTTCCAAACCCCGCGCTGCTGCGTGAGCTTCCGCAAGAGCACGGCGCTTGAGCTGGGCGAGGGCTTTACCGAGTGGGCAAAGGAACACGCCGACACGCTCCTGAGATATAAGGAGCCGGAGCCGGACAAGACGGCAATCAAGGCGGCGCTTGCGGGCGGCGCAGAGATTCCCAACGCAAAGCTCGTGCAGAACACCACGATGACGATCAAATGACATAAGGAGGAAAACACATAATGGAGAAAAAGACAAACACCGAACTGCTGGGCGACACCGTGATGATCGTCCCCGCGGCAGTGTACACGGACTACGTGGAACGGACGGCACGAGCCGAGACCCTGCTCGACCACATGAACGAGAAGGTCAGCGACCTGACCATCAAGAACTGGCGGCTGCAGCAGGACTTGGACAACGCGCTGGCGAAGCTGGCGGAGCTTGAGGGGGCGGCAGAATGAACGAGACGGACAAGCTGAGATTCTACAACGCGACGGCGGAAGTCCCCCGCGAGGCGAAGAAGCCCATCGGCGGCGGCAGACTCAAGGGCATGACGGACATCAACCCAATGTGGCGCATCAAGAAGCTGACGGAGGTTTTCGGGCCCTGCGGCTTCGGGTGGTGGTACCGCATCACCGAACAGCAGATAGCCCGCGACGAGCACACCAAGCAGGCGGCGGCCTTTGCGAACATCGAGCTTTTCGTGCGGGACCCGGAGAGCGGCGAGGTATCACAGCCTATCCCCGGCACGGGCGGCGCGGCTTTCCTGGCAGCAGAAAAGAGCGGGATATATCTCGACGATGAGGCTTTCAAAAAGGCGACGACGGACGCAATCAGCGTAGCGGCGAAGGCGCTGGGCGTCGGAGCGTCCGTGTACTGGGAGCGTGACCCGGACAAGTACTCTTCAGAGCCCGCCGCACCGAAGGAGAAGCCGAGAGCGCCGGAATACATATGCGAATGCTGCGGCAGCGTGATAGCGCCATACAGGGACGGAGCGGGCAAGCCCGTGAATCTGGCCAAGCATGCGGAACGCAGCCTTGAGAAGTACGGCAAGCTGCTGTGCCTCGACTGCATAGCGGCGGAGGCGAGGACGCGGGAACTGAACAATGGGCAGGAACTGCCGTTTTAAGGAGGATACGAGATGCTTAACAGGATATGCATAATGGGGCGGCTGACCGCTGCCCCGGAGCTGCGATACACACAATCGAACACGCCGGTAGCGTCGTTCACGCTGGCGGTCGACCGCGACTACCAGCAGGGCGGCAGCGAGAAGCAGACGGACTTTATACCCTGCGTCGCATGGCGCGGCACGGCGGAGTTCGTAAGCAAATACTTCACCAAGGGCAGCATGGCCGCCGTTTCCGGCCGCCTGCAGCTCCGCGACTGGACGGACAAGGACGGCAACAAGCGCCGAACGGCGGAGGTTGTCGCCGAGAGCGTGTACTTCGGCGAGAGCAAGAAGCGCGACGCGAGCCCCGACGTTCCGTTCGAGGAGATACCCGACAATGGCGAGCTTCCGTTTTAAGGAGGCTCCGCCATGCCGAACAGGATAATCAAGGAGAGCATATGCTCAAGTGAGAAGCTGGCGGCGCTTTCGGATTTTGAATTTCGGTTATGGGTTGGACTTATAACACAGGCAGATGATGCGGGGCGGGGCGACGCTCGCCCCGCCATAATCAAGGGACATATTTTCCCGTTCCGGGAAAGGCTATCCATCAAAGACATAGATGCTGCGCTCCAAGAATTGGCGGCAAAAGGCTGCGTTGCCCTCTACAAAGTGGACGGGAAGCCCTACTTTTTGTTCCCCGGGTGGGTCAAGCATCAGCGTGTGCGCGATTGCAAGCCGAAGTTCCCCGAACCGCCGGAAAACGGCGCTCTTGATACTTCTGCCGCAGATTGCGGCGAGTTGCCGCAAGTTGCCGCAGATTGTGGCTATAATCCAATCCAATCCGAATCCAAATCCGAATCCGAATCCAAATCCGAAAACGAATCCAAATCCAAAAGCGCACGCGAGGACGCGTTCGACGTGTTTTGGGCGGCATACCCGCGGAAAGTGGGCAAGGGGGCGGCACGCAAGGCTTTTGCGAAACTGCCTGCGGCTGTTTTCCCTCTGCTCGTGCCTGCTGTCGAGGCGCAGAAGCTCAGCGCACAGTGGCGCAAGAACGGCGGGGGGGACATCCCGAATCCGGCCACATGGCTGAATCAAGAGCGCTGGGACGACAAGTTGCCTGACACCGGCACGGCGAACGCAAAGGCGCAGGAGCTTGACGACTTTTACAGCATGACTCAGGACTGGGCGAGGAGGGACGACGAGTGACGCGAGACGAGTTCAGCATTTTTGCGAACGCTTTGCGGACATATTACGCCAAAGAGAACCTTTTGCCGAACAAACAGGCAATGGAACTTTGGTATCAGGCGCTTAAAGACCTCTCATACTCGCTGGCGTCTGCGGCGCTCGGCAAGTGGAGCCAGACGAGCCGGTGGTCGCCGACGATCGCCGACATCCGAGAGACGGCGGCGGACATCACAGACCCTGACGACGGCGAGGACTGGTCAATGGGCTGGGGCAAAGTGCTCAAGGCTATCAGCCGCTACGGTTGGAGTCGACCGGAAGAGGCGTTGGCTACGCTGGACGAGACTAGCCGCGCTGCGGTGAAGTGCCTCGGATGGCAGAACCTCTGCATGAGCGAAAACATCAGTGTGGATCGCACATCGTTCCGCCAGACCTACGAAACCATGAAGAAGCGCAAGAAGGAGCAGCGGCAGATATCCCCCGATGTTCTGGCGATGATACAGGCCGTGAGACTGCCGGAAATGCCGAAGCGCGAAGCGCTGGAGGGACACCATGAGGATTGACAGCGCAAGGATGCAGGGCGGCGAGCTCGTGCTGACGGCCTCCGTGCCGGACGCGAGGCGGTTTGTGTACGGCTTCAGGCCGGGGGAATATGACATCTCCCCCGCCAAGAAGAAACGCAGTCTCAACGCCAATGCATACGCGTGGCGGCTCATCAACGACATAGCGCTTGCCGTACGCGAGACGCCGGAGACGGTGTACCGCGAGGCGCTGAAGAACGTGCCGAACATCTGCGAGGTTGTCTGCATCGAGGACAGGGCGGTTGACAGCATGATACGCCTGTGGACACGCGACCACATAGGGCGGCGTGTTGAGCGCGAGCCAAGCACCAAGAACGACGGCTGCTCCATACTGTGGTTGTATTACGGCAGCTCGGATTTTGATACCCGCCAGATGGCCATGCTGATAGACGGCCTCATACAGGATGCGCGGGCGCTGGGCATCGAGACGCGGCCGGAGGAGGAAATCAGATCGTTGCTGGAGGAGTGGAAATGAAGAACGAATACGGCGTTACCCTCGACCGCAACGGCTATGCACCGTCGATCGTGCAGGACATCGAGGGCTGCTACTACTGCGCAACGCAGTGCGGCAAGCTCGACCGGCACGAGGTGTTTCACGGCGCGTCCCGCAAAAAATCAAAGGCGCTCGGGCTCTGGGTGCTGCTCTGCCACGACTGCCACATGACGCTGCACCACAAGGACGCCGCGCTTGACGCGCTGCTCAAACGTCAAGGTCAGCGCGTGGCAATGCGGCACTACGGCTGGAGCGAGGACGAGTTCCGGGCACACTTTGGGAAAAATTACATTTAAGGAGAGCACATATGAACGAGAAAATAGTTACCAGTCAAGCCGAGCTTGACGCGATACCCGTAGATTACAGCGGCAGAATCATCATAAAGTTCGGCACCCCGGCCAAGCGTGCAGTCGTGAACAAAAAGTATCTGCTCCCCGTCGAGGCGTATGACAACAGCTCCGTCGAGGCGTATGACAACAGCTCCGTTTGTACGTATGACAACAGCTCCGTTCGCGCGTATGGCAACAGCTCCGTTTGTGCGTGTAACAACAGCTCCGTTTGTGCGTATGACAACAGCTCCGTTCGCGCGTATGACAACAGCTCCGTTTGTACGTATGACAACAGCTCCGTTCGCGCGTATGACAACAGCTCCGTTTGTGCGTGTAACAACAGCTCCGTCGAGGCGTATGACAACAGCTCCGTTTGTGCGTATGGCAACAGCTCCGTTTGTGCGTGTAACAACAGCTCCGTTTGTACGCATGACAACAGCTCCGTCGAGGCGTATGACAACAGCTCCGTCGAGGCGTATGACAACAGCTCCGTTTGTACGTATGACAACAGCTCAGTCGAGGCGCATGACAACAGCTCAGTCGAGGCGCATGACAACAGCTCCGTTCGTGCGTATGGCAACAGCCAAGTTGTAGATGCACACAGGCAAGGTAACATAATGGTCTCCGGCAATGCCCGCATTGTGTATAACCCCGACAATATCGCCGATTGGGCGTCGGCAAACGGTATCACCATAACCGACGGTAAAATCAGACTGTATAAGGCCGTACATAAACGCGATGGCAAATACGTTGCCGATTGGGATAACAATTTCACATACACCATCGGCGCGGTCGCCGAGGCAAATGGGTTTACCACCGACCCCGAGGAAGATTGCGGGCAGGGAATACACATGGCAACGCTGGGGTGGTCTGCTGCGCATGGGCGAGGCTGGGGCGATATAGCACTGCTTGAGCTTGAGACCGACGCAGACGAGATAGTCGTGCCGCTGTACGAAACCGGCAAAGTCCGCGCCCCGAAAGCGCTGGTTATCCGCGAGGTGCCGCTGGAAGAGGCGGGCATTATGGGCAAGATTCTGGCGAAGCGGAGGGAGAATGGATAAAGAACATACAGCGATGGAGCGGCTGCGCCTCGCGTCGGACATGTCGCTGCGCCTGTATAAGCAGCCGCTTGTGCTTACAGACTCCGGAGGCAAAGACTCTGCGGTGATATGCCGCCTCGCCGAAAACGCCGGAATCCCGTTCGAGATCGTGCATAACCACACCACAGCGGACGCACCCGAAACCGTGTACCACGTCCGCAAGCGAGCGAAAGAATACGAGGGCAAGGGCATCAAGTACACTATCGCGCACCCCACATACAAAGGCGAGCGTACCTCCATGTGGGCACTGATACCTCAAAAGTTAATGCCGCCGACGCGGATTGCGCGGTATTGCTGCCAAGTCCTCAAGGAGCAGACCGGGAAGGATAGATTTATCGTCACCGGCGTCCGGTGGGCGGAAAGTTTTGCCCGCAAGGCGCACCGCGGCAGCTTGGAAATCCAGCGGCGCAACAGGGACGAAAAGTTGCTCCTCAACTGCGATAACGATGACGCGCGTCGACTTTTTGAGTCGTGCGAGCTTAAGGGCAAACGCATTTGCAATCCGATCGTAGATTGGACGGAGGATGATGTGTGGGCATACCTCAGCGAGCAGAAGGTAGAGGTTAACCCGCTGTACTGCGAGGGCTGGAAGCGCGTCGGCTGCGTTGGCTGCCCGATGGCGGGAAAAGTACGTTATGCCGAGTTCGCGAGATACCCAAAATTTCAGCAGCTGTACATAGCCGCATTTGAGCGTATGCTCGCAGAGCGCAAGCGGCGAGGCAAACTTGAGGGCAGTTGGAGCAAGGGCGCAACAGGCCGCGATGTATTTCATTGGTGGATGGAGGACGGCGTTCTCCCCGGCCAGTATACGATTGATGATATGGAGACGAGCGATGAATAAAGGCTTGATGTTCTCGTCCGCGACGTGCGAGTGGGCAACGCCGCCGGAACTGTTTAAAACGCTCGACGCGGAGTTTGGTTTTACTTGCGATGTATGCGCCACAGCTGATAACGCAAAGTGCAAGGAGTTTTACTCGCCGGAACAAGACGGGCTTGCGCAGGAGTGGACGGGCGTATGCTGGTGCAACCCGCCATATGGCCGTGAGATTGGCAAATGGGTACGCAAGGCAGCGGAAAGCCGCTGCACCGTCGTAATGCTTCTCCCGGCGCGCACGGATACAAAATGGTTTCACGATTACATATACGGCAAGACGGAGATACGCTTCATAAAGGGGCGGCTAAAGTTTGGAGCTGCAAAAAACTCGGCTCCGTTCCCGTCAATAATAGTAATTTTTAAACGCGAAAGCGAGACGGGCTAAATGGCTGAATACATAGACAAGGAGGAACTGCAATGAGATTTAAGGCGGCAAAAACAACAAACAAATTCGTAATAATACCAGCATTCGGCTGGATAAATGAGCGCCGTTATTACGGCTATCCGGTTATCGCCATTGCCTTTGCGTGGCTGTGCTGGCGGTGCAAAATCGAAATCGGGGTCAAGAAACATAGGAGGTAAATCATGGCTGAACTGAAACCGTGCCCATTCTGCGGATGCGACATGAAGATCGAGACCGCGACGATTGATTATATCGAAACTGCCTTGCTCGTTGGAAATCCTCGGCATAAGGATGGGTGCATGATGGGCGTAATGCCATCGTTGAGAAGCAAAGACGTTGACAAGCTGGTCGAATTTTGGAACAGGATGGCTGACAATGGATGAACTGACAAGAGAAAAAGTGAGCGAAGTAATGTGCGATTTCTTGAAGGCTATTATTTGCATTGCTGACGAGGGGAATTATGATAGAGACTCTTTCGTAACGGCAATTGCCGATATGTTCGCCGCGTTAGTAAAAATCGGCACATTCGAAAATTTCAAGACTGCCGGAGGTGACGGCGATGCCGGTGTGCGGCAACCGTTAGAATGGGATGGTGCTGACAATGGCTGAATACAAAATCTGCTTTAGCGTGGCTGGGGCGTTTGGCGCTCAAATCAGATTTGAGGCAAAACCCGGCGTATCCTATGAGGACGTTGCGGCGTCTATTAACAAGGAAAAGCTGGTCCGGCTGATGTGCCTCGACACCTTGGGCTACTCCGCAAAGGACATTGAGGTTATCACTCCTGAACAGTACGAAGCGGAATTTGGAGGGGATGAAGATGGATGAATACATAAGCCGCAAGGCGGCAATCGCTTATATCCGTGAGCAATCGGAAGAATGTCAAAAAGCGTTTGAAGAGCTTGGCGGGGAAAGCGGAATCTACGCAGACGCCTATAACGATTTGGCGGAGGACTTTTACAGCATTCCCGCCGCCGACGTTGCGCCGGAGGGCTGGATCAGCGTCAAAGACAAGCTGCCGGAGCCGGAAACCGAAGTTCTGGCGGTGTGTGTGCGGGACGGCTACCGCTTCATCTGCCCCGTGATTTTTGAGGACGGAACCATGCTGACGCAAAACAGCATGTGGAACTGGTATGAGTTGGAGAATTACGGGTTGTATAGTGAAGAAAACGATGATTACTTTATCCCTGAAGGTTGGTGGGAAAATCGGCAGTTCACACCGGACGACATATACAACAATCCCGTGGATTGCACGGTCACGCACTGGATGCCGCTCCCCGAACCACCGATGAGCGCGATAATGGACGGTGAAAGCAATGGCAAGGCTGATTGACGCGGATATAGCATTAGAAAATATCGACGAATGGCTTGACACAGTTGGAACGGCGCTGATTGGCCGAGGGCTTTCATATTATGCGGAACTGCAAGGCTGCATAGAGGATGCGCCCACGGTTGACGCTGTTCCCGTGGTGCGTTGCGAGGACTGCAAGTATGGCGAGTTTGTCTCGTGGTGTTCCAAATACTCCTGCCGCAAGGTCGAGGGGTTTCTGAATTTTCACAATTTTTATTGCAAGGATGGTGCAAGAAAGGAGGATGCGGAGTGAGTGAAAAACGAGAAAAGAGGTGCCGCTACAATCTGCGGCTCGATTTTATCGCGCAGTTTTACAAGTGGCTCGATAGTGAGCCGCCGCGCTGGAAGCTTGTAAGTTGGCGCAGATGGAGAGATAGCCGACCAACAATGCGCCGTGAGGTGGAAACCGATGTTTGACTGGATTATTAAGGAGAGTGACACATGATACATTGGCTATGGGCGCTCGCGGCGTTTATCCTCGGCGGCTCGCTTGGCACCTTGATAATGGCCGTCATCATCGGAGGGAGCCGCGGCGATGAGTAAGTACCACAACACCAGGACGACGGTTTCCGGCCATACCTTTGACAGCCGCCATGAGGCCGAGAGATACATCGTACTGCGGAGCATGGAGAGAAGAGCGGGTTAATATCCAACCTGCGCTTGCAAGTGCCGTATGAGCTGGTACAGGGGCGGAAGATAAAGGGCAAGACGATACGCCCATCGTATTACATCGCCGACTTTGTATACACCTGCGGCGGCGAAGAAGTAGTGGAGGACGCGAAGGGCGTGAAGACGGCGGTATATCAGCTCAAGAAAAAGCTGATGGCGGACAGATACGGTATATTGATACAGGAGGTGTAGCGATGGAATCTTGGCGGGCGGCGGACATAAAATGCCCGTACTACAAAAACTGCGACGACAACAGACGGCTTATAATCTGCGAGGGCATCATGGATCGGACGACTCTGAGTACAAAGTTCCGCCGCAGGAAGGACATGGCGAACCACATAGCGGCGAACTGCGAGCAGATCGCGTCTCCATGCGTTATACGCAAGCTGAACGACAAGAAATACGAAAACTTGGGGTGAAAGCCCCAAGTTTTTTAGTTTTAGGGTTAGAGAAAGGGCGGGCGGATTTAGTAAAATAAGCAGGAGGAGGTGAGCCGATGGGAAAGAAGTCACCGAACTGGGCAAAAATCGAAAAAGAATACGTGACGACCGAGGCGAGCCTCCGCCAGCTGGCGGCAAAGTACGGCGTGGGCATGAGCTCCATGAACCGGCACTCACGCGAGCGCGGCTGGGTAGCCAAGCGCAAGGCACACGAAAACGCGGTAGCGGACAAGGTGGGGGCGCGACTCGCCTCGGCGGAAGCTGACGAACAGTCAGACAGGGCTCTGCGGGTAATGCAGGTATCAGACAAGCTGCTTGACCTCTGCGAGAAGATGTGCGACATGGAGGGCATAGCCCCGCGCGATCTGCGGAGCCTGACGGCGGCGCTGATGGATATAAAGGAGATACAGATGATCAAGTCTGCTCTTGATATACGAGAGCAACAGGCACGAATCAAGAATCTTGAGAAAGCGGCAAGCCCTGAAGCCGAGGACACCGGCGAGACCGGCGTGATCATCCTGCCGGAGGTGCTGCATGGCTGAGGTGATATGGACGCCGCAGGAGAAGCAGATCGCCTTTATGGAACGGCCGGAGTATGAGGCCTTATACGGCGGAGCGGCGGGCGGAGGCAAGAGCGATGCGTTGCTCGTCGAAGCGCTGCGGCAGGTGGACAACCCCGACTACCGCGGGCTGATCCTGCGAAAGACATACCCGCAGCTGGCGGAGCTGATAGACCGCAGCATGGCGATATACCCGCTGGCTTTCCCGCGGGCAAAGTACAACGACAGCAAACACGTCTGGATGTTCCCTTCGGGCGCGAAGATATATTTCGGCTCGATGCAGCACAGCAAGGACAAGATAAACTACCAGGGCAAGCGCTACGATTTTATAGGCTTTGACGAGCTGACGCATTTTACATGGGAGGAGTACAGCTACATGTTTTCGCGCAACCGTCCGAGCCGGAAGCCGAGGAGCACCAAGAAAACCCGCGTATACATACGCGCAACGACAAACCCCGGCGGCATCGGCCACGGCTGGGTGAAGGACAGGTTTATAGATGCCGCTCCTCCGTTGACTCCGATAACCGAGAAGGTGGAGATAACGACGCCGGAGGGCAAGCTCATCGAGATGCACCGGGACAGGATATTTATACCGGCGACGGTATTTGACAACAAAGCGCTGCTGGAGGCTGACCCAGAATATCTGGCGACGCTGGCACTGCTCCCCGAAAAGGAGCGCGAGGCGCTGCTGTACGGCAAATGGGACACCTTTGAGGGGCAGTACTTCACGGAGTTCCGCGCCTCGCCAGACGTGGGGAAGTGCGCGGCGGCGGGGATAAGCGTGGAGGACGCTAAAACCGAAAGACGCTTTACGCACGTTATACCGGCCTTTGATATCTCGCACGGCGAGAGCCGGGGCTGGCGCATATACCGGAGCTATGACTGGGGCTATGCCAAGCCCTTCTCCTGCGCGTGGTGGGCGGTTGACTACGACGGAACGATATACAGGATCATGGAGCTTTACGGCTGCACGCGGACACCGAACGAGGGTGTGAAGTGGTCGAACGAAGAGCAGTTTGCCAAGATCGCGGAGATTGAGCGGACGCACCCGTGGCTCAAGGGCAAGAAAATACAGGGCGTGGCCGACCCGTCGATATGGGCGAACAAGGGCGGCGTAAGCATTGCAGAGACTGCGATAAAGTACGGGATATACTTCGACCCCGGCGACAATGAGCGCATACCCGGCTGGATGCAGTGCCACTACCGGCTGCAGTTTGATGAGCGCGGATATCCGAGGATGTACGTATTTGACTCGTGCAAGGCGTTTATACGCACGGTCCCCCTGCTGATGTACAGCCAGACGCACGTCGAGGACGTGGACAGCGACATGGAGGATCATGTGGCCGACGAGTGGAGATATTTTTGCATGTCACGCCCGATAAAGCCGATGCGGCCGGTCGAGCAGCCAAACATCATAAACGACCCGCTGAACCAATATAAAAAAAGATGACGCCTTTCGGCATCATCTTCCCGCTTACTAAAAATTAAATAATTATTTCAATCCACAGCCCACGAGGGGCTGACACCGATATTATAACGGCTCATGGCGGAGTTGTCAAGGGTCAACGCTCCGCGCGGATTCGCGCGAACTCCAGCATCCACACGCCCTGCTGCTGCAAGGTCAGGCACTTGCCGAAGTCTCGCTGCATAGTCTCGGCGCTTATGCGGCCAAACAAATCGCCGATCTGCTTGTCAATTTCCGGCGTGGCCTTGTGCATCGCGTGGAGCTTTTGCACGTACCGGGACACAAGCAGGAGCGGGAAGCGCTGGGCATTTGCGATGTCCGCCTCGTTGCGGGATTTAGTCGCCGCGTAGCAGACGGCGAATATACCGGCTGCGGCCTTGATCTCATCGTTTGTCATGGTTGTTTCTCCTTCCGCGTCGAGGGAGGCGAGCAGCACATCCTCGACATAATTTGTGATACTGCGGTTTTTGCTTGCGGCGGCTTCCGCGAGCCGCGCTTTGACATCCGGCGTGATCCGGATGTACAGACGTTCGGTTTTCCCTGCCATGTCAGTTGCCACCCACGACAGAGAGCTTGCGCAGGACATAACCATCGCCGTCGAAGCAACGGAGGCACGGCGCGTTATCACCGCACAGGACCTCATCGAGCAGATAGGTTATGCCGGCGACACCGATGAGCACCTCGCCCGCGCCGTTGACGCCGGCGTAAAGGTCATCAGGAATGTTGACGCTCAGCGCGTCGGACACTTCACCGCGGCGGGTGCTGTACACCGTGCGCTTCTCCGCTCCGAGGAGCCCGTAATTAGCATAAATCGTAGTTGTCATTGTGTTTTCCTCCTTTTTGATTTTGATTCGAGAGCTTTGCGCTCTCTCAAGTACGCCCTTATTGTACGCCATTTGTGCGTACAAATCAATAGGCAGAATGCACAAAATTTAAACTCAATATTTGTACAAAATGGCAAGGAGGCCGTTGAATGGACAATATACAAAGCAAAATAACCCCCGAAAGACTGCAGGAGCTGACGCGGATACTACAAAAATACAAGACCGGCAAAGCGCACCTTGAGCGCCGCGTAGTGAGCGCGGAGAACTGGTGGAAGCTGCGCAACAGCAGCGAGGAAATGAAAACCACGTCGCTCGACGACGGCGGTTTCCGCAGCCGCTCCGGATGGCTGCACAACGTCATTGTATCAAAACACGCCGACGCGATGGAGGCGTACCCCGAACCCAACATACTGCCGCGCGAGCCGAACGACCGCGAAGAGGCGCGGATGCTCAGCAGCATCGTGCCGGTAGTAATGGAGCAAAACCTATTTGAGGATACATACTGCGATGCGATGTGGCAAAAGCTGAAGACCGGCACGGGCGTATATAAGGTAACGTGGGACGCGGACAAGCTCGGCGGCCTCGGCGACATCTCGATAGAGCGCGTCGACCTGCTGAACCTCTTTTGGGAGCCGGGCGTGCGAGACATACAGGACAGCCGGTATTTTTACCACACGGCGCTGCACGACAACGACATCCTGGAGCAGAGATACCCGCAGCTTGAGGGCAAGCTCAAGGGCAGCCCGTTCACGGCGACCAAGTTTTTATATGATGACGCGGTCGATACGAGCGGCAAGACGACGGTTATCGACTGCTACTACAAGCTGTGGCAGGACGGGCGCACGGTGCTTCACTACGTCAAGTACGTCGGCGACACGGTGCTTTACGCGACGGAGGACGAGGGCAAGCCGCTGTATGATCACGGGCTTTATCCCTTCGTCTTCGACTCGCTGTTCCCCGTCGAGGGCAGCCCCTGCGGCTACGGTTTTGTCGACCTGTGCAGCAACGCGCAGACGGCAATAGACCTGATGGACACGGCGTTCGTCAAAAACACTATGGTGGGCGCGATGCCGCGATACTTCCGGCGCAACGACGGCGGCGTACATGAGGACGAGTTTCTGGATCTGTCGACGCCGCTGGTGACGGTGGACGGCAAACTCGGAGATGATGCGCTTAAAATTATAGATTACCGGCCTCTGAGCGGCAATTACATGGAGTTCCAGGCCGGAAAAGTGAACGAATTGCGCGAGACTTCCGGCAATACCGAGACGGCCACGGGGTCGACCTCGCAGGGCGTGACGGCGGCAAGCGCCATCGCGGCGCTGCAGGAGGCGAGCGGCAAGGGCAGCCGCGACAGCACGAAGACCAGTTACAGGGCGTACAGCCAAGTGGTAACGCTGGTGATAGAGCTGATACGGCAGTTTTACGATGTGCCGCGGCAGTTTCGCATCACGGGCAGCCTCGGCGAAGAGCAGTTTGTGCAGTACGGTAACGCGGGCTTGCGCGGGCAGCCGCTCGGCATGCTGGGCGGGCAGGACATGGGCATGAGACTGCCGGTATTCGATATCGAGGTTAAGGCACAAAAGGCCGCGGCGTACACCAAGATGAGCCAAAATGAGTTGGCGCTGCAGTTTTACTCGCTGGGCTTCTTCAACCCCGCGCAGGCGGACACGAGCCTGATGTGCCTTGACATGATGGAGTTTGACGGCAAAGACGCGCTGATGCAAAAGATATCGCAGATGGGCGGGATGTATCAGCAGCTCATCATGTACCAGCAGATGGCGCTGACGCTGGCGCAAAAATACGAGCCAAACCTCGCGGCCGGACTCATGACGGCGATAACCGGCGAGCAGCCGCAGCAGCGGCAGGCATCGGCGGACGTCAACCTCGACGCGGGACAGCCGCGTGAACAGACTCGCGTACAAAACGCGCGGGCGCGGAGCAGACAGGCGTCACAGCCGGGAGGCGCGGAATGATAAGCGTACACGCGGGGCTGACGGGGATAGACATAAAAGGCCATGCGCACTATGCGCCGCAGGGCGAAGACATTGTTTGCGCGGCGGCGTCGATACTGGCCATGACGCTGCTGGACATCTGCGAGGACGCGGAGGTCAAGCGCGAGGACGGGCACATCAGCATCAAGCACGGAGACCCCGCGGCGATACTCTTCGCGCGGCGCGGGTATAAGCTGCTGGCCGACGCGTATCCGGAGTTTGTGGAGGTAATATGACGGTTACAACGACAGGGCGCGCCGCATACCGCGGAGGTGCGAGCCATACGGGATATCTCGCGGGCTTCGAGACGGCAAACAAGCTCACCCGCGTGCTCCGCTACACCTTCACAACGCCCGCGGACGGCGTGAGCAAACTGAGCTTCACGGGGGCACATCTGGCGCACAGTGCGTCGTACTCGTGGGGCGGGCTTAACTGGTACGCCACCACGTCGCCGACGTCACACGTAAACGCGGGCGCAGGCTCCGCGAGCTGCGGGACGCTGACGATCACCGGCAACGGCAAGGACTACGACATCTCCGCGGCGGAAGCGGCGGTCAACCTCCCTGCAAACACTGAGGCGTACATATATATATTCCCCAATAACACAAATTACTTTTTATGGAATTTTGCGAACGTCGCAACCCTGAACATAACGACGGCGGCGGGCAGCTCGACGATCGCGGCGATAACGCAGACGGTCGAAACGCTGGGGACACTGACGGTGAGCCTTAACAAGGCGGTGGACGCGTTCCGCCACAAGCTGACGGTGACGGCGGGTGACAAGACGTTGTACACGTCAGAGCTGTTCGACGCCTCGCACAGCGTGACTGTGCCGAGATCGTGGTTTGACAGCTTCGCAGACGTCACGACGATATCTGCCACGGCTACGGTAACGACGTACAACGGTGACACGGCAGTGGGCACGGCGAGCGCAGCGGTGACGATAACGGCGGACGACGGCATGAGGCCGCAGATATCCGAGGGCTGGGCAACGGCTGCACCGTACAACATCGGCGCAGTGGCAGGGCTGACGGGCTACATCGCGGGCTATTCGCAGGCCGAGATAAGCTTCGACGCCGCCAAGCTGACACAGGCGGCGGGGGCTGCGCTTGCAAGCGTCACAGTGACGTGCAGCGGCGTTACAAGCACTGCGGTACCTTACAGGACGCCCATTATTCTCGACGCGGCTGACGTAGTGTGTGCGGCGACAGACAGCAGAGGCAGGACAGCGACGCAGACGATCCGCATCGAGCCGATGGCATATGCGCCGCCTACGCTGAGCCAAGTGCAGATACTTCGCTGCACGGCGGCGGGCGTGGAGGCCGAGGACGGCAACTACTACAGCGCAAAGGCGACGGCGACATTCAGCGCGCTCGGCGGCCAAAACACTCTGACGCTGACGGCGGCGCACAAGATACAGGGCGGCGTATACGGCACGGAGACGCCGCTCACGTCCGGCGAGACGGCAATCATCGGCACGATATCCCCCGACAGCACGTATCAGGTGCGAATAACGGCGACGGATGCGCTCGGCAATACGGCGGTGACGGTGACGTCCCTGCCGACGCGGCAATGGGCGCTGAAATTCCGCGCGGACGGACTCGGTGCGGCTTTTGGAAAAGCGCCGGAGCACAGCAAGGCGCTGGAAATCCCGGCGGACTGGCAGATATGGATAGGCAGCGCAACGATAGCGGAGAGCATCAAGCAGTCGATATTGGAAAGCCTGAAGCAGACGATAATTGACGCGGTGCTCCCGGTGGGAATATACATAAGCCTCTCAGCAGCAACTGACCCGGCAACGCTCTGGGGCGGCGCGTGGGAGCGCGTGGATGAGGGGCGGACGCTTATATCAGCCGGCAGCACGTACACTGCCGGGAGCACGGGCGGCGAGGCAACGCATACCTTGATAAACTCGGAAATGCCTTCGCACAACCATGCTATCTGGTATCCTAATGAGAGCGCGGGGAACAATTCGGCGCAGATTGGTTATCCGAGCGTTGCGAGTAAAAGCACCTACTACGCAGTTGGTTCTAATACGGGCGACGTCGGCGGCGGAGAAGCTCACAACAATATGCCGCCTTATTTGGCGGTGTACATCTGGCACAGGATAGGATAAGGAGGGCAAAATGGCAACATACGAAGACGAACGAAAGAAACAGGAGCAGGCCGCGATGAGCGGCACACAGCAGCAGAATACGCAGCAGCCCGCACAGCAGCCGGACAACACGCAGTATCAGGCGACCATGCAGGCGCTTGAGGGCGCGAAGACGCAGGCTCCCGTGTATGGCGGGCAGTATGACCAGCAGATACAGGATATATACCAGCAGATAGTCAACCGCAAGAAGTTCAGCTATGACGCGGCGAGCGATCCGCTGTTCCAGCAGTACAAGCAGCAGTATGTGCAGCAGGGGCAGCAGGCGATGCGCGACACGATGGGGCAGGCGGCGGCTCTGACCGGCGGCTACGGCAGCAGCTATGGGCAGGCTGCCGGGCAGCAGCAGTATGACGCGTACCTTCAGCGGCTCGGCGAGGTGCTGCCGGAGACTTACAGCATGGCGCTCAATCAGTACAACGCCGAGGGCGACGCGCTGACGAACCAGTACGCGATGCTTAACAACATGGCGATGACCGACTACAACCGCTACCGCGACCAGCTCGGCGACTGGCAGTATGACGAAGCGCTCAGGCGGCAGGACGAGGAGACGGCATACGGCAGGCAGCAGGATGCATACAACAAGCTGCTGTACCTCATCAACAACACCGGCTACTCCCCCACCGACGACGAGCTGACGGCGGCAGGGCTGACACGCGATCAGGCGGACAAACTGCTCTATATGTGGCAGCTGCAGAACGCGGGCGCAAGCGGTTCCGGCAGCGGCAGCGGGGGCGGCGGTCACTACGACACCGGCGGCGGAGGAAACGGCAGGGCGGACGTTGACGCGACAACGCTTGCCGGAATGAAACAGACGATATACAACCTCTACAAATATTACGGCAAGGACGCGGCAGCGGACAGGCTCGACCAGTACGCAGGCCAGCTCAACGACGCGCAGTACGCGCAGCTTGTGCAGCAGGCGCAGGAGCTGATGAACGGCGCGGGGCAGGCAAAGAAAACCCCAACAATAAAAAAGCCGGGGCAGAAAAAGAAGAGCGGCGGCAGCGGCGGCTCCGGCAGACAGAACACGGCGGCAACAAGATAAAAACGGAGGCGGAGCATGGCTTACAATCCTTTCCGAGACGGCAAGCAGACGCAGAGCACGCAGACCGGGCGAGTGAATCCGTTCCGGCAGACCAGCGCGGACAGAAGCGACAGAGAGCGCGTGATGCGCAACTGGCAGAGCGACGCGGAGCAGCACGGCATATTGAACAATCCCCAGTATACCGACGAGGGCAAAGCGTATCAGCAGATGGCGCAGGAATACGCAAAGTACGGCACACAGTATCAGAACCAGCTCAAACAGGGCATGACCGGGCGGCAGTGGGCGGCTGACACGGCGCGGCGGCTTGAGGAGCTTACACAGCAGCAGAGAGCGGCACAGCAGACGGAACGGCGCAGGCAGGACGCGGACGCTATAGGCGATCCGGGACTGTGGGTGACTACGACGGAGCAGTACGACGCACTGCCAGAGGCTCGCAGACAGGAGGAGGCGCGCAGGGCAAAGCAGCGCCCTGCCGTAAGCCTTGCTGACTACGACAAGCGCATAGCGGAGCTGCGCAAAGAAAAGGAATGGGCAGACTACTTTGCCGAGGCCGGACTGCGCGACGAGCAGGGCTATACAAGGGGCGTTATCAGCGGACGCACGGCGTATGACGGCGCTGCCGATAAGCGCAGGCGCATAGCAGAACTGGAAAACAGGCTTGTGACGCTCAATCAGAACAGCGGCTGGGCGAGCACGGTGGAGCAGTCGGACGAGATCGAGCGTGAGCGGAACGCCATCCAGCAGGAGCTGGAATCTCTCGGCGCGGGCTACAAAAACGCGCAGCAGGCGGACTATGCCACGAGCTGGCGCAACGGTGTCCGGGATAACTGGACGGATGAAGAGCGCAGCAACTTTTACTACCTCTACAACGACAATAAGGACGAGGCACAGGCTTATGCGCGGCGCATCAATGACAGATACGCTTATTCGGACGCGCAGGCGAAGAAGGAAAAGGTCGGCGAGTGGGCAAGTCAGAATTTCTGGACGGGCTTGGCTGGCACAGCGGCTTCCGTGGGGATGACCATGACGTCTCTTGCCGACACGCTTGACAGGACAAAAGAATATGCGGCGACCGGAGACGTCTCGGCCAAATCCGGCCTCACTCCCGCGGACATAGGCATGGCGATGACGTCCGCAATTGCCTCGTCGCTGAACAAAAAGAGTGGGACTATCAACGACAATGTGTGGGTCATCGGCGGCAAGGGCTTGGGCGACCTATACGAGACGGGGGTAAGCATCCTCAACTCCCTCGCATCTGTATACATGCTGGGCGGCGTGGGCACGTACGCCAACTTCTTCGGGCAGGCGAGCAAAACGGCCTACGAGGAGGGCATACAGCGCGGGCTCAGCGTAGACAAGGCGCTGACCTACGGCTACGCAAGCGGTGTCGCCGAGGTCGCGGGCGAGATGTTCTCAATAGAGCATCTGATAAAGATGAAGAACCCCTCTTCACTCAAGGGCATTATCAAGAACATCTTCGTGCAGGGCGGCATCGAGGCAAGCGAAGAGTCGGCCACGACGTTGATGAACACGATATCGGACGCAATAATAAACGGCGACAAGAGCGAGCTTGCGAGCAACTACTACGCGCTGATACAGGCGGGTTACAGCCCTGCGGACGCTGAAAAGATTGTAATAGCGGACTGGACTCAGGGTGTTATGTATGATGCCTTGGGCGGCTTTGTGAGCGGCGTTGCAAGCGCCGGTGTCCACAGCACCGTGCAGGGCGGCATGACATACAAGGGCGATGCGCAGGAGCTTATCGACTACGCCAAGAGCGAGGGCGCAGACACCGCAGCGGGCAAACGTGCGCAGAAATATGAAAAGCGCGTACAGAGCGGGAAGCGCATGACGAACTATCAGGCGGGGACGCTCACGGAGCTTGCGCAGGAGGCCGTGGTCTCGAAAGACCTCGATAACATCCGCGAGGCCGTCGGCAAGCGGCTTGCCGCGCTCGGTGAAAACAGCTCAGCGCTCACGGAAGCCGTTGTGCGGCAGGCGGTGCAGCAGGAGGCAAAGGCGACGGACATCAGCGTCCCGAAGGTCACGGAGAAGCAGCGCGGCCTGATCCAGAACAGCAAGGCGGCAAAGCGCGTGCTCTCCGAGATGGATATCGGCAACATGCGCATGGAGACCGCGGCGGAGCTGAGCGGGCATGACGGCAGCCAGTATCAGCGCTCTAACGAGTGGGCACGGGATATCGGCACACGCATCATTGCACCCGGCGAATACGGTGTACGCAGCACCAACACCGTGACCGCAGAGGAGAAGCGGGCTGACGTGAAGGTCGGCGACGAGAGTGGAAAGGTTGTCGGCTTCAAGGACGGCATGGCGCGCGTCGAGGTCACGGAGAACGGCAAGAGTACCATCCGGGAGGTAAAGCCCGACGACGTGCAGCAGCTCCCCAAGCAGACGCGCAGGCTGTTTGACGAGATATCCCGCTATGACGGCGACACGCAGGCGGCAATGTACGCGGCGTATATGCCGGGGCAGGACATAGAAGCATACGTGCAGGCAGCGGACACTGCGATGAACCTCTACGGCGCGCAGACCAAAGCAACACTTGAGCAGGCGCGCAGTTTCGGCAAGGCGACCTTCCGGATGCTGAGCGACGCCCAGCTCGACGCGCTGATGCAGGCAGGGCGCAAGCTCGCGGAGCAGCGAAAAGCGGCGGCGGAGCGCACCGGCGAGAGCAAGGGCGAGGTCAAGCAGGGCAAGGTGTCCTACGACGGCGGCGAGGCCGACGGGCGCAAGCTCAAAGCCCCAAGCAAGGAAGCGATAGACCGCATGAGCGACGCCGAGAAGACCCTCGCGGAGGCGCTGACGGCTACGGGCGTGAACGTTGTGTTCTACGAGAGCGAGGCAAACGCCGAGGGCAGATACAGCGGCGCGCAGGGCATGTACTACAACGGCACGGTTTACCTCGATGTGAACGCAGGCATGAACAGCGTGGAGAGCGGGCAGCGGACGATAGTTCTGACGGCAGCGCACGAAATGACGCACTTCATCCGCGAGAACAGCGAGGCCGGATATATAGCGCTGCGCGAGTTCATAACCGACAGGCTCATGCAGCAGGGGCTGGATATCAAAGAGCTTGTCACGCAGAAGCGCGCAAGAGAGAGCCGCGAGTTGAGCTATGACGAGGCCGTGGAGGAGGTAATAGCCGACGCATGCGAGACGGTTCTGACGGAGCCAACGGCAATAAGGCAGCTTGCAAGCGATAATATGCCTCTGGCAAAGAAGATACGCAAGTGGCTGAATGATTTCTTCGGGAAAATCAAAAGCGCGTTTGCGGGGCTTGAAGCCGTCCACGACGAGGCCAAGGCAATGACCGAGTACATGGACGAGCTGCGGGCGATGTGGGACGACGCACTCGCCGACGCCGTGCGGAACAGGGCAAACAAAAACGCCGCCGAAAACGGCGACGGGGCGAAGTACAGCTTAAGGAGCTATAGCGAGCAGCAACTTCGGAACTGGGAAAACAGCAAGCGCATTGTCGTTTATAGCAGCGAAGCGCAACTACGTGAATTTATCAAGGACGCAAGAGCAGGCAGAATTGGCGGACGGAAAATGTACTTCGGAATGGTTCCGCAAAATCTAGCGCAAAAGATAATGTCGGAGACGGGAATAAATGTCGATGGTTATAACTGCTCTCTCTCGGCATATGAGATTCAAAAGATTTTCAAAGACCACGGCAACGCCGCCACTGAGCGCCTGCGGGGTCAGCGCGCTGTTACCGAGGACGATGTAGCTGCAATCCCAGAGATTTTACAAAATGCTGATACTATAGTTCCTTCTGACAAGAAGTATAATGGCAAGCCTGCCATACAGTTTACCAAGAACGGGAACGGCAAGGTGACTCTTGTCGCCGTTGTATCCGACAAACATCTGGACTTGTTTGTCCAGACAATGTATGCAGGCATAAAAAAAGGAAACCTTGCTACGCCGACGGGTGAACAAGCCCCCATCAATACGCCCGAAGCGAGCCGCAGTACAGTTTCCAATAACAGTATACGCTCCTCTTCCGAAAATAGCAATACCAAAATTAAAAAATCTGAGAGAGATGCTGAATACCTGAGCGCGGTGAAGCGCGGAGACCTTGAGACCGCAAGGAGCATGGTGAATGAAGCGGCAGAAGACGCTGAATACGACATCACCGCATATCACGTCAGCATGAATGGCGCGTTTAACGTTTTTGATAGAAACAGGCTGGGCGAAAATACTGTGGACTATGCAGACGACGCAGCGACAGCGGCAACGGCGTATCTCGGCTTCTGGTTCAGCGATCATGACGTATCGAAGCCAACGCGCAGCTATGGCATGATACCCGGTGACGCGAGGCAGTTCCGGTTGAAAGCGGAGATATTGTACCCCATAGCTTTGCAGACACTGCACGACGAGTTGCTCAATGAGTATATTTCAGAGGACGCGATAGAACAGTACTCCGCTGGTGAATATTCGGCTATACGTGAAGCCGCAGAGGAATACGCGGCAGAGCTGCAGCGGAGAGGCTATTCAGGGCTGGAAGTGTGGGACAGCGAACTTGGCGGGACTTCGTATGTTATGTTTGACCCGGAGCAGATAAAATCCGCTGAGCCTGTCGTGTATGACGATAACGGCAAGGTCATTCCCCTGTCGGAGCGCTTTAATTCAAAAAGCCGAGATGTCCGCTATAGTAACCGCGACGTTGACCTGACTGCGAAGTATCCGCAGCTCAACCTCAACGAGGACATATCGGAGCTTGACGGCGTACCCGCAATAGAGCTTACCGACGGCAGCGTTCTGCCGATAACCGAGCGCGACGGCAGATACCCGACGCACGTATCCTTCATAGAAGCGAACCGCATAGACGTTGACGACCTCAAGAGCGGCGGCTGGATAGGCAACGGCGTATATGACCCGTCTTTAACCAGCGACACGCAGCGCTATATAGAGCGGCAGCAGGCGAGAAAACGCGTGGCGGAGCTGACGGGCAAGCAGTATGAGCAGTTCAGGTACAGTATGCGCGACGATGCCATGACCGACAGGGAACTTCTCGCGAGGGCGCTTGACAGCGTAGCGGCGACGGAAAGCGAAAGAAAGATTCTTGCGCAGTACCGCACCGAATTTGACCGGTATCAGGAGCTATACGACAAGCTGGACGATGCGCAGATAGAATACAGCGCGGCGCGGCGGGCGGTAGACGACGCATACGCTCAGGCCAAGCGCAGCAAGCTCACCGCAGAGGAACGCCGCAGAACAGAAAGCGCATGGCGCGAAAGAATAGGCGCGCTCAAGGCAACGCAGCAGGAGACACGGGAGGCGCGCGACAAACTGCTGAAAGAGGTAGACGCGCAGGACAGAAAGCTTCTCAAACTGCGCGCGATGAACCCAGTGAAAGACATGCTTTCCCGCGCAAGGGCAGATATGCGCGAGACTATCAAGGCAAGGCAGAGCAAAACCGACACAAGGGCAAAAGTGCGCGATATGGCGAAGAAGCTCAGCGACCTGCTCCTCAAGGAATCGAAAGAGAAACACGTACTGCTTGAGCTTCAGAAGCCTGTGGCTGAGGTTCTGGACATGCTCAACCTCGACACCGTCAACGCGGCGGAGCGCGTCGCCAAATACGACGCGGCCATAGCAAAGACGACAGACCCGGAGATAAAGCGCGAGCTTGCGGAGACCCGCGACAGAATACAGGCGCAGGGCGACAGACTCAAGACTCGGCTGGACGCGCTGCACACGGCTTATCAGGCAATCGCAAACTCTGCCGACCCGACGGTGGCGAACGGCTACGACGAGAACATAGCCGCGAAAATGCAGGAGGTCTCGCAGCTCGTAGGAGATACGCCGCTTGTGAAAATGACGCAGGAACAGCTCGACGCGGTACACGATCTACTCAAGATGACCTACACCGTCGTATCGAAAGCGAACAAGGCGTTTGTGCTGAACCAGAAAGCGGGCATTGAGGAGAGGGCGCAGGCAGAGATCGACAGGCTCTCCGCAACAGAGGGGGCAGACCTCGGGCTCAAGCCGGTGCAGTTTGCGAAGAGACAGTTCTGGTCAATGCTCAAGCCCGGCGAAATATTCCACAAAGTGGGCGGCGAGCTTGAGCAGGCTTACAACGAGGTACGCAAGGGCGAAGACGTCAGAGCACGGGACGTTGTAACGGCGCGCTCGTTCTTCCTGCAGGCGGCCGAAAAGCACGGATACTTCTCTTGGGCGCTTGAGGAAAAGCACGATTTCGTCTCGGCTCAGGGCAGACCGTTCAGCCTGTCGCTTGATGATATGATGTCCGTTTACGCTACCAGTCGGCGCGAGCAGGGCAAGAAACATCTTGAGGCGGGCGGCATAGTGTTCGGCAAGAACGGAAAGATAAAGGTCAAGAAAAAGGGCGTCACGCTGACGATGTCGCAGATCAAGGCGCGGGCATACACGCTCGACGAACAGGTGCTCGACGAGATCATAGGCAAGCTCACGCCGGAGCAAAAGGCTTTCGTAGAGGAGATGGAAAACTGGCTTTCCACAAAACCCGCCGAATGGGGCAATGAGGTATCGCGCGAGCTGTACGGTATAAACCTGTTCAAGGAGAAAGTCTACTGGCCTATCAAGAGCGCGTCGGAGTACCTGCAAAGCCGGAGCGGCGACAGCGACAATGTGAAAATCAAGAACAGCGGATTTACGCGCAGCACGGTCGAGAAAGCCAACAACCCGATATACATAGGCGGCTTTGTGGACACATGGAGCCAGCACGTATATGAGATGGCGACGTATCACGGCTTCACGCTGCCGCTTGAGGACTTCACGAGAATATTCAACTACGCGACCAGCGCGAGCGACATAGAAAACGGCGCGAACTCTGTCAAGGCGATGCTTACAAACGCGTTCGGCTCGGAAGCGCCGGTGCAGCAAATAGAACTCCTGCTCAAGGATGTGAACGGCAGCGCGCGGTCTGACCCCACGACGGAGCTGATGAACAAGGGGCTTGCGTTTATGAAGAAGTACGCGGTCGCCGGTTCGCTGTCGGTATCAATTCAGCAGCCCTCGGCAATAGCCAGAGCAACGGCATATATCGACCCGAAGTATTTCGCCGGGGAGAAGATAACCGCCGAGAAGCATAAGGAGCTGTGGGAGCACATGAAGAAGTACGCCCCCGTGGCCGCCATAAAGGAAATAGGCTATTTTGATCAGGGATTGGGCAGAAGCGCCCGCGAGTGGATGACCGCGCGGGAATATGGCGGACTTGCGGAAAAGGCGAAGGGTCTCGTGACTGACAGCAACTACCGGAGCGACGTTATCATGGCGCTTCCGGGGCTGATGGACGAATTGACATGGTGCTCCATCTGGCAGGCGGTTGAGCGCGAAGTAGCGGACACGACAAACCTCAAAACCGGAAGCGAGGAATTCAACAAGCGAGTCGGTGACAGGTTCACGCAGATCATAACGGAGACGCAGGTCTACGACTCCGTGTTCTCCCGAAGCGCGATGATGAGGTCGAAGGATGTCGGTGTCAAGATGGCGACGGCGTTCATGGCGGAGCCGCTGACGAACGTCAACATGGTAGTTGACGCGATAGACGACTTCCGAAACGGGCGAAAGGCGCTCGGAGTGCGAAAGCTAGGTTCTGTTGTTGCTTCCATGCTTCTCAACAGCATACTCGTGTCGTTCGTTTATGCGGCGCGCAACGACGATGACGATAAGAGCTACATCGAAAAATATATAGCTGCGCTGACCGGGGAGCTGAAAGACGGATTCAACCCGCTGACGTATATCCCCTATATCAAGGACGTTGTGTCGATAGTTCAGGGGTACGACGTGGAGCGCAACGACATGACCATGATTGCCGACCTCTGGAATGCGTACACCTCGCTGAAGAGCGACAAGAAGTCCACGTACAGAAAAATTGAGGACTTCGCGGGGCGCATTGCGCAGATATTCGGCCTTCCGCTCAAAAACGTGATGCGAGATATGCGGGCGGCCTACTACACATACGACACCATCGCAAACGGCGAAGAGACGACGTGGCAGGGCGCGCTTCAGGCGGTTGCCGAGGGATGGACAGGAGAAAGCCCCTCAAACTCTGAGCAGCTTTACGACGCGCTGGTGAGCGGGAACGTGAAACAGGCAGACAGGGTAAAGGCGCGGTTTGAGGACGAGAGCGCTGCGCAGGCCGCGGTGAAGAAGGTCATCCGCGAGAAATACGCGCCGACAGACGGCGGGAAGCAGAGCATAGACAAGCAGACCGCTATAAAGCAGTTACAGGACTACGCCGGAATGAGCAAGCAGGAGGCAGAAAAGCAGGTGGCCAAGTGGACGGTCTCTCTGGCGTATGGCTTCGAGTACGGCGACACCAAAGACGAGTACCTTAACGGCAACATAACCATAGACAAGGCGAAGCGCGTGCTTATGGGAGCCGGAGCGACGGACATGGAGGCGGACGCCAAGACGCTGCAGTGGAAGTTTGAGAAGGACACCGGCATAGCCTACGACGATATGTCTGACGCATACGTGAGCGGGGATATCTCGCGGAGCGATGCGGTGAACTACCTCGTCAAGTACGGCAAAACATACAGGGCGGATGCGGAAGCGACGGTTCAGCAGTGGCAGTGCGAGAAGGACACGGGCTTCAAGTACAGCGAGCTGAAGGATTTATATGTTGCGGGGACAATATCGGCGGATCGCGCGGCGGCGCTGCGGAGCAAATACGGCGGAGCCTCAGAGGACGACGCAAAGTCAACCGTGCTGCAGTGGCAGTGTGTCAAGGACACCGGCATTGAATACTCGGATATCCGCAAGGCGTACGAGGAGAAACGCGTCTCCGGCGAGGCCGTTGAAAACATGCTGATGAAGTACGGCGGCAAGAGCAAGGACGACGCCGCTGCCAGACGCGAGAAATACGACTTCACCATCGCAAACCCCGGAACCGAGGACATATCCGATGCGGCGGTGCAGAAGTACAACGAGTCCGTAGCGGCGGCAGGCATAAGCGGGAAGGATTATTATACATCGTGGCAGATGTACAACCGCACCGAATCGGACTATGACGAAAACGGCAAGCCGATAAGCTACTCAAAGCTTTACAAGATTGCGGCGTACATCGACAGTCTGAACCTGACCAATGCGCAGAAGGACGCGATGTTCTGCGCGTTCTATACCGCGCGGAACCTGCGGCGAACCCCGTGGCACTAATACGCGGACACACTGGGAGAAATCCCAGTGTGTTTTTATATTTTTTTGAAAAATTTTCGCGTTTTGGGGTTAGAGAAATGAGAGCGGGATTTGTTATCATAAAGCTAAGAGTCGTGGGCTTAACCCAGAGAATAAACAAGGAGGCATCCTATGCACACAAAATTTGACTTCGACCTCCAGCTTTTTGCCGAGGGCGGCGCACCCGCAGGCGAGGGCGGAGGAGAAGCAACGGGCGAAAGTACTGCCGACGCCGGGCAGAGTTTTGAAGCAAGACTTGAGGCCTTGAACGTACCCAAAAGCAAGATAAGAAAGGGCGCATACAAGAATGCCCCGACACCCGCGGCACCTGCACAGCAGGAGGAGCCGCACGAGAAGGAGCCGGAGCAGGAAGAAAGCGGAGCCGCCGTCCGCAAGAGCTGGGATGAGGTCAAGGCAGAGTACAAGGCGGAATTTGACGCAGAGATGCAGGGCACGATCAAAAGACGGCTGAAGAACAGCGACGCAGAGCTTGAGACACTGCGCGCGAAGGAAGCCGCGGCCGCGCCGCTGTATGACTATCTGGCCAGCCGCTACGGACTCGATGCCGCTAACCTGAACGTGGAGGAGCTTATACAGAAGTTCCGCGAAGACGACGCCATGTTCGAGGAGGACGCGGCGAGAATGGGGACAGACGCAGGCACGGCCAAAAAAATGATTCTGGCCGAACAGGACGGCAAGCGCAAGGCGCGCGAAGATGAAGCCAACCGGCAGGCACGGCAGAAGGAACTGGAGGACGCATTCAAGCGTCAGCAGGCTTCCAGCCATTTCGACGAGCTGCGTAGGCAGGGCGAGGAGCTGAAGAAAGAGTTTTCGGACTTCGACCTTGCGGCAGCAATGAGCGACGAAGCGTTCGTGAAATTCACGCAGCCGGGGAGCAACATAAGCGTACGCGCGGCGTATCTGGCACTGCATCCGGAGGTGCAGGAGCAGCGCGTGCAGCAGGCAGCAGCAAAGGCAACGGAGGCTGTTTCCGCTTCGGTCGCCGCCAACAGGGCGAGGCCGAGGGAAAACGGCAGTCAGGCCGCCACGCTTGCGACAAACGACCCCAGAAACATGACGAAAGAGGAACGCGCGGCACTGCGTAAGAGAATTTACGCCGCCGCCTACAACGGGGAAAAGCTCCCGTTAGGAGGCTGACCCCATGAGATGAAAGGAAATATATGAACAAGTTTTTTAACCTTCAGTTTTTCGCCGACGCGGGTACGCTTGTAAACGCTACCGGCAACTATGTCAACGCGGGCACCGGCACGACCACCGCGTTTGACGGCACCAACACCCTCGCACCCGAACTCAAGGCGTTCTACGACACCGAGCTGCTTGAGAACGCCAGAGTTGAGCAGTTTTACGCTCAGTTCGGCAAGAAGCAGCCCCTCCCCAAGAACCACAAGGGGCAGGTGGAATGGCGCAAATGGAACACCTTCGAGAAGGCATCCAAGCTGACCGAAGGCGTTATCCCCACCGGCCAGAAGTTCGGCGTCAGCTCGCTGACCGGCAGCATCGACCAGTACGGTACTTACACCTCCATCACCGACAAGCTGGAGCTTCGCGCCTACGACGACGTCATCCTCGGCGCGACCGAGGAGATGGGCGCTTCCGCCGCGGAGACGCAGGAGAAGCTGATCCGCGACGCGCTGCTCGTCGGCACCAACGTCCTTTACTGTGACAACGTCGACAAGGATACCGGTGCGGTCATCGGCACTCCGACCAGCTGTGCGACTATGGGCGCAGGCGGCAGCTCTGCCAGCGGCGGCAGCTCCACTCCTGACGGCTGGGCGCTGCTTACCCCCGCGATGATCAACAAGGCCGTGACCATAATGAAGAAGAACCGCGTCCCGCGCATCAACGGGCGCTACTACGCCGTCATTCACCCGTCCGTTGCGCATGACCTGCGCGAGAGCGACGGCTGGATCGAGGCGCACAAGTACGCCGCACCCGAGGAGCTGTTCAACGGCGAGATCGGCGAACTGCACGGCGTCCGCTTCATCGAGGATGCGTTTGCCCCTGTTCTCGGTGGCACCACCTACAAGAACAAATCCGAGGGCGTGACCTACGCGACCTACTTCTTCGGCAAGGACTCCTTCGGTATCATCGACCCGGAGGGCGGCGCGCTGGAGATGATAGTCCACGACAAGGACGAGATCGGCGGACCGCTGAACCAGTTCAGCACCATCGGCTACAAGTTCGAGACGAACGGTGCGACTATCCTCTATCAGGAGCGCATGCTCCGCGTGATGAGCGTGTCCACCTTCTCCGCAACTGACGCGGCCAACTGACAACAAACCGGCGGGGACATTCCCCGCCGGAACCTGAAAGGAGATTAACATGGCAAAGAACACCGACATGGTTGAAGTAACCATGAACACCGACATGGTTGAAGTAACCATACCGAGAGGCAGCGACAGGGGCGACCCGAACCTCTTCGTAGCTGTCAACGGCGTCAATTATATCCTGCCGCGCGGCAAGAAAAGCACCGTCCCGAAGTTCGTCGCGGACGAGATAAAGCGCAGCCAGGAAGCAGAAGACAAGTTCTATGAGACCAGAGACGATTTGAAACAGGAACTTCCGAAATTCTAACAGGCGGGCGGTAAACCCGCCTGTTTTAGGAGATACACATGACCGTACTTGAAATAATAAATAGGGCGGACACGCTTGAGCCGAACGCATATTCGGCGGACGAGAAAATACGCTGGCTGTCAAACCTCGACGGGAAAATCTTCGAGGAGGTCATAAAGACCCACGAGGGCGGCGCGGAGAGCTTCACCCCGTACAGCACAGGCGACGAGGAGCTGTTGCTCGCAGAGCCGTACGGCGAGGACGTGTACACCCATTACATCGCGGCGATGATCGCGGCGGGAAACTCTGAGGCGAGCCGATATAATCAGCAGATAGCGATGTACAACGCGAACTACGGGCAGTGGTTCAACTGGTACAACCGGACGCACAGGCCACTGCCGAAAAGCAAACGCTTCGTGTTCTGAGGTAATAGTATGCCGACATTCCCATATTTGGACGCGCAGACCACACAGCGCGACACGACAGACTCGTTTTACGGCTACAATCACCAGACGAAGATAGGCAAAGGCGAATTCTACGAGACCCGGAACCTGAGCACAGACCACACGCCGATGCTTGCGCCGCGCAGGCCGCGCGGGATTACTGAAGTGAGCGGGGAGCTGCAAGGGATAATAGAGAAAGACGCGCTCGCGTACGTTGCGGGCGGAACGCTCTATTACAACGGCACTGCGACGCCCGTGACGGGACTTGCAAGCGGCTCTAAGCAGCTCGTAAGCATGGGGGCATATATAATCATATTTCCGGACAAGGTCTACTACAACACCGCAGACGGCGCAGACTACGGCAGCATAGAGGCGACGTTCAGCACGACCGGAAGCGTAAGTTATGCGCTGTGCCGCGCTGACGGCGACGAGTATACCACACCGACGATATCGGCAACGGAGCCGGACAACCCGCAGAATCTTGACCTGTGGATAGACACAAGCTCCACGCCGCACGTGCTGCGGCAGTATGGCAGCGCGGCGGGAACGTGGGCGGAGATCGTGACGGCGTACACCAAGCTGACGTTCTCCACGCAGGGGCAGATACCGGCGCTGTTTGCGAAATACGACGGCGTGACCATCAGCGGCGCAAGCTTCGCTGACGCGAACGGGGACAAGATTATCTATGCCGTCGGCGGCGAGGCGGGCAAGGTGGCGGATTATATCGTCGTCGTGGGGCTGCTGGAGCAGGCATACAGCGACGAGACGAGCGATATCACGATCAAGCGCAGTGTGCCGCAGATGGACTATGTCTGCGAATGCCAGAACCGGCTATGGGGCTGCTATTACGGCAACGACGGCACGCAGAACCTCAACGAGCTTTACTGCTGCGCACTCGGCGACTTCAAAAACTGGCGGCAGTATCTCGGCCTCAGCACAGACAGCTGGACGGCTTCCGTCGGCTCGGACGGAGTATGGACGGGATGCGTCAACTATCTGGGCAGCCCACTATTTTTCAAGGAAAACCGAATACACCGCATAACCGTGTCTTCGACGGGGGCGCACAGAGTAGCGGAGACGGTAGCGCGAGGCGTCCAGCGCGGGAGCGGCCGGAGCCTTGCGGTCGTCAACGAGACGCTGTACTACAAGTCCCGCGAGGACATATGCGCGTATCAGGGCGGCTTCCCCACGGGCGTAAGCGAGGCGCTTGGGCAGGAGCTGTACAGCGATGCGGCGGCCGGAGCCGTGGGCAGCAAGTACTACATTTCCATGAAGGACAAGGCCGGAGGCTGGCATCTGTTCTGCTTCGACATCTCGAAAACGCTGTGGATGCACGAAGACGAGCTGCACGGCGAAGCCTTCGCGCGCGTGGATGACGAACTGTACTGCATTGCCGGCGGGAAGCTTGTCGGCCTGCTGGGCTACGGCGGAACGCGTGAGGCGGATGTCAGCTGGGAAGCGGTCAGCGGGATTATGTACTATGAGTACCCCGGCAATAAATACATATCGCGCTATGACATCCGGCTGAACATGGCGAAGGGCGCAAAGTTCGAGGTCTACATCGAATACGACAGCACAGGCGTGTGGCAGCGCGGCGGAAGCGCGACGGCGTACAGGGAGGGCACGACAAGCTATATGTTCCCGATACGTCCGCGCCGCTGTGACCATATGAGGCTCAAGCTGTGCGGCACCGGAGAGAGCCGAGTGTTCTCAATCGCGCGAATCCTGGAGATAGGGAGCGACTACCGATGAGCGTTTTTGATATGCCCCCGATCCTGCAGGGGACGCCTGAGCAGCAAATCTCGGCGCTGCGGAATTTCCTCGTGCGGCTCGCAGACAACTTGCAGGCCGAGTTTGGCGACGACAAGATCAACGAGGCGGTAAAGCAGGCAACCACCGCCGCCGCGGTAGGATCCGGCAGCGCGGCGAAAGCGGAGATCGACAAGAACGCGCAGAATCTGCGGCAGCTTATCACAAAGACGGCTGACAGCATTTACAGCTACGTCGACGAGATAACACAGAATCTGTCCTCTGTATACGTTGCCAAAAGCGAGTTCGGCACGTATCAGGAGACGGTAAACACAACGATACAGCAGACGGCGAAGCAGACCGTCGAGAACTATGATTTCCAGAGCCAGATCGACGCGGTGAATTCCCGCGCGGACAGCACGGACAGATTCGTGACGACCATACGCGGGGAGATACGGCGCGGGCTTATCACCGACCCCGAAACCGGCGAAACGCAGATGGGTATTGCAATAAGCGAAAACCTCACGTTCACGGGCGAGACCGAGGAAGAAAACGGCCTGACATATTATAAGCTTGCGCCGGGGCAAACGCTTGGCCTGTACACCGCGACCGGCTGGCAGTTTTGGATAAACGGCTCCAAGCGAGGCTGGTTTGACAGCGAGGACGGGATGCTGCACGTTGCGAACATCGTCGTTGAGGACAAGCTCCAGATCGGCGACGGATGGCTTATGACTACGACCGGAGGCTTCGGCCTCCGCTACACAGGAGGATAATATGAACAAGACAGCAATGCTCTCGCAACCAATGGCGGGGAAGAGCGAAGCAGAAATCGTGGCGACCCGCGAGCGCGCTATAAAAGCGCTGGAAGGCATGGGGTACACGGTAGTCAACACACTCTTTACCGATGAGTGGTATAGTCGGGAAGCAATGTCAAAACGTGGCGTAGTCCACATTCCACTGGCCTTCTTCGCGAAGTCGGTAGAAAACATGGCGTGTTGCGATGCCGCATACTTTTGCAAAGGCTGGGAGTCCACTCGCGGCTGCAAACTGGAACACGCTGTAGCTGAAGCGTACGGGGTTAAGATTATCTACGAGGAGGACTGAAACATGTCAACTGCCAATACTGCAACTAATTATGCAATGATCTCTCAGCCGATGCGAGGTTTGTCCGAAGAGGAAATAGGACGAACACGCGATATCGCGATACGCAATCTCCAGGCTCGAGGATATCAGGTGCTGAATACGCTGTTTGACTCTGATGAGCTCCCTGGTCCTCTTGGCGGACAGATACCTATACGCTTTCTGAGCAAGTCAATTGCAACGATGTCGCTCTGCTCGGCTGTATATTTCTGCAAAGGTTGGAAAAATGCATGCGGATGCCGTATAGAGCACGCTGTGGCCACTGAATATGGCATTCCTATACTCTATGAAGATGACGAGGAGATGATCGGCTATGTCTAAAACTAATACCGGCTTAGTTGAGTATGCCGTAGCACAGCTTGGCAAACCCTATTGGTACGGCACCTTCGGACAGACGGCGAATTCTGGACTGCTCGCAGCCAAGCGACAGCAGTACCCCGGCTATTACACGGCCAACGACTTTGCCTCGCAGTTTGGCCAGAAGGTGCACGATTGCGTAGGTCTTATAAAGGGCTACCTTTGGTGCGACACACCGGACGGCGAGCCTATATACAAAGCATCGCAGGACGTTGCGGTGAGCGGGCTATTCATGGTCTGCCCAGAAAACGGCAGCATCGACACCATGCCTGACATACCGGGCGTGTGCGTGTTTATGCGGGACATGTCCCACGTCGGCGTTTACATCGGCGGCGGCTACGTCGTAGAGGCAACCGGCCACGCGCGCGGCGTGGTCAAGACCAAGCTTGCGGGGCGCGGCTGGGGACTGTGGGGCAAGCCCCGCTGGATAAGCTATGACGGCGCCGCACAGCCTACACAGCCGGTGCAGCCTGCCAAGCCTACAGGCTCGGCGCTGACGGTATCAGGTCTTCCGCTGCTGCGCTTCGGCGACAAGGGTGAGTGCGTCCGCTCTGCGCAGCTGCTCCTCATCGGGCGCGGCTACTCCTGCGGCAGGTGCGGCGCTGACGGCGAGATAGGGCAGGACACCTATAATGCAATCATCGCTTTTCAGCGGGCATCCGGCTTGCAGCAGGACGGCATCATAGGCGCTCAAACTTGGGCGCGGCTGATAGGAGGTTAAGGCATGGCGTTTACTCTGGAGGACTTGGCTGTAAAATACGCAGAAACAGAAGCGCGGGGCAAGTCCAACACACACAGAATCGACTCACTGGAGAAAAATCAAAAAGCGCTTAACGAGCTGACCACGTCCGTCAAGGTGCTCGCCACTGAGCAGAGCACCATGAAGACGGACATAGGCGAAATCAAAACCGGCCTCAAAACGCTTACGGACAAGCCCGGCAAGCGCTGGGAGGCCATCGTAGATAAGGCAATATGGCTGGTGGCCGGTGCGCTTATTGCGTTTGTGCTGGCACAGCTTGGACTTTGAAAGGGGGTGAAAATATGGACTTTGGTATCGCATCCGTAGCAGCCATAACCGTGATCTGCTATCTGGTGGGTCAGGCCGTCAAGGCATCCGGCCTTGACAACAAGTGGATTCCCATCATCTGCGGCATCGTCGGCGGCATCCTCGGCGTTCTCGCCATGCGCTTCATGGCAGATTTCCCGGCGCAGGACTACATAACCGCAGTTGCAGTCGGCATTGTATCCGGCTTCGCGGCGACCGGCGTCAACGAGGCAGTCAAGCAGCTCAAGCAGTAATTAAAATCAAAGCGCCGTCCATATGGGCGGCGCAAAACAAATCCTTGTAAACCGACGACGGAGAACACATGAAAGAATCCGTTAAACAATTCTGCTCGCTTAACCGGCTCGATAGTGTGACTGTCGAGCAAATCTATACGGCGTTTTTGAGGGCAGAAAATGACGAAATCAGAGTTAAAGCAAACACTGACGACCCCGGGGGCGAAGTGCAAGCTGCAATTTCCCCGGGCGCTTCGGGAGGAGTTTGAGCGCGACTGCGGCTTTACCGACGAGGAGATTACTATCCTCCGGCTACGGGCACGAGGCATGAGCGTAGTGCAAATATCCTGCGAGCTATCCGAGGCGGACTACTACAGCCCGGAAAAGGTGGAGCGGCGAATAAGAAGCATAAAAAACAAAATAGCGGACGCAATTGAGGGTTAACCGACGGGTTAGCCCTCTTTTTTTATGCGATGATATAGACAGAAAAAAGAAGGAGGCACGGTATGTATAACTCAAACTACCCGTTTAACAATCAGGGCACGGCAGGCTACAACCGCGCCACGCTGCTGTTTGTGCCGACGTTCGCGGACATAGAACGAGTGCCGGTAATGCCCGGAGAGAAGCTCTGGGTGATGGCAATGGACGAAGCAATTATGGCTTGCCGCACGGGCGGCAACATGGGCGTTGAGACGACGTATTGCCGCATGGAGGAGTACATCCCGCCGTCTCCACCGAAGCCCGAAGACTACGTAACAAAAGCCGACCTCGAAGCAATGTTCGAGCGGTTTATGAAGCAGGGAGGGACGCAGAATGAGTAACCCATTCTTCAAGCAGGGGGCGGCGGCGCCCAGAAACCCGATGCAGATGGTGAGCGAGTTCCGCAAATTCGCGGCGAATATGACGCCGGAAAGAGCGGAGCAGGAAATAAACCAGCTGCTCGCTTCGGGAAAGATGAGCAAACAGCAGTTTGAGGATCTGAAGCAGCAGGCAAAGAGCTTCATGCAGTTTCTGCAATAAGCCGGGTCGACACGGTTTATATAAAAAACTAAGAAAGGAGTACACCAGTGGAAAATTTTAGCCTTTCCGACATCGCGGCCGCGACTCGCGGCGCAGACAACGAGAACGGCTGGGGTTCCGGTTGGTTCCTCATTGTCGTGCTCTTCCTCTTCATGTTCGGCTTTGGCGGCAACGGTTGGAACCGCCAGGGCGAGTTCGGCCAGTACGCGACCGCGGCATCTCAGCAGGAGATACTGCTCGGCCAGCAGTTCGGCCAACTCAACGACAGGATCACCAACATCGGCAACGGCATCTGCAACCTCGGCTACGAGATGCAGGGCAGCATCGGCCAGCTCGGCAAAGAGATGGCACTCGCCCAGAACGCGACCAACATGGCAATCATGCAGACCGGCAACTCCATCGAGCGCCAGCTCTGCGGCATGAACGCGAACATCGACGCGAAGTTCGCGGCGATGGAAAAGTCGCAGCTTGAGCAGCGTATATCCGAACAGGCCGCGCGCATTGCCAGCCTTGAAATGGATAACCGCATGTATGGCGTAGTCCGCTACCCCAACGGCTACACTTACAGCGCCGGTGCGTCCCCGTTCTGCGGCTGCAACAACGGCTGCTGCGCATAACCCCTAATCGTTAACCGCTTTAACAGCGTTAAGCCCCGGACGGCAAACGCTGTCCGGGGCGCCTACTTTTGAAAGGAGATAAAATATGTCCTGTAACTCTAGATTTAAGAATGCCCACTACAAGAGCGCGCAGAACGTGTACAACAACACGCCACAGACCTTTGTAGCGGCGGGTACGCCGGTTAATGTGCTGGGCATCCTCAACACCGACACTGGCTGTTCGCTCGATACCGTAGCCGGTGGCTTCGTGGTCAATAACAGTGGCCTTTACCGGATCAGCTACGACGTAGTGTTCACCGCAGGCGGCGCGGGCATCGCAGAGCTGAAAGCACTCAAAGATACCGTCTCGCTCCCGTGCGCCGACGCGCAAGTGACGACCGTGGCCGGCAACACCTACACACTGCACGTCGAGACTACCGTATACATCGCCGCATGCTGCAACGGAACGCCGACAATAAGCGCGGCTCTGGGCGGTGTCGCGGGCACTATCAACCACGTCTGCGCATGCATGGTCAAGCTTGCGTGAGGTGAGCGCCATGAAAGAGATCAAATGTTTGTACACCAACATCCGCGACGAGATGGAAGACGCCGAGAAGTACGCCGACCTTGCCCTAAAGTATAAGGACGAAGACCGCGAACTTGCTGACACCTTTGCAAGCCTCTCCAAGCAGGAGGTAACCCACGCTGAGGCACTACACGCCGAAGCGGTACGCCTGATAAAGGATTACCGCAGCAGAAACGGGGAGCCGCCGGAGGGCATGAAAGCCGTGTACGACTGGGAACATGAGCGCATGATCGGCGATATGGCGGACGTTAAGCGGCTGCATGAGCTGTACCGAGGGTAAAGACGAAAAGCGGCGAGCTGCAAGCATGTAGGCTACGATGTAGGCTACGATGTAGGCTACGCATCAGAACTTTGCAGAACTCAACGGAGCCTATCAGCGTATATGACCGGTTGAGACAAGCGAATATTTTAAACTTGGGTAAAGAAAAAGTACCAAGAATCAGTCGCTTCTGATTGATTCTTGGTACTTTTGGCGCAGAAGGAGGGATTTGAACCCTCGCGCGCTTTTTACACGCCTACTCCCTTAGCAGGGGAGCCCCTTCGGCCTCTTGGGTACTTCTGCATGCCGCTCAAGTATGATATCACAGCTATACCCCGTTGTCAATAAAATATTTCCATGCACCGATGAAATTAAACCGCGCGGGCATGTTAAACAACGTTGAAATTTTCAGCTTGCTGTTGAAATGAGCTATACATTAATATATAATAAACGCACAGATATGAATAAGGCGGGAGAAAAATGTCATATTGCACCAAATGCGGCGCGTATATACCGGACGGCCAGACGCACTGTCTGGCCTGCGGCTTCGACGAGGCTGCGGAGAAGAGCAGCGGAAGCGCCGCCGCGCGCAAACAGAAAAGCGACACTGGTTTTTCCAACATGAATTCGGAAGAGCTGCGCCGCGAGCTGGAGTACCAGAGAAAAAAGAAGCAGGAAGAGCATCGCCGATGGGCCGAGGCCGAATACGAGCGCAGAAGGGCGGCTGAGTCGAGCGGCGCCAAAACCGACGAAAGGCCGGAGCAGCCAATGCAGCATGACACAGCCTTGCCGGATCAGCTGGTGCGGCTCATGTCCGCGGCGTCATATATAAGTGTACTGTTTATATTGCCGTATATTTTTGCGAGCGACAACAGCTTCGCACGCTTCCACGCAAAACAGGGCTTGGGATTGTTCATATTCGGCGCGGTGGCGGACGTGATTGGGAGCATATTCCCGCTTGCATGGCTGCTGTGGCTGATAAGAATATATTGCATATACAAGGGCGTGACTGGCGCGCTGAGCGGGCAGACGGAACCACTGCCACTGCTGGGGAAATATATAAAATGAGGAGCGATATTTTGCGACGCGGAGCGTCGAGAGCCACAATATTTAGACAGCGAAAAAAAGTTTCAAAAAAGTGAAAAAAAGTGTTGACTTTGCGGGAAAGCGGTGGTATATTAGCCAAGCACTTGAGAGAGCGCAGCGGCCTCTGAAAAGAGCCGAGAAATAAATCGAAAAGATTTGAAAAAAGTTCTTGACAAAGAAAACTTGTTGTGCTATATTAAGTGAGCTGTCGCACCGAGAGGGCGCGAGCGAGTGTACCTTGAAAATTGAACAATGTAAGAAAAAAGCTTATGCTAAATAAGCACCAGAAAAGGGTTCAAGTCAGCAATGACTTTAATCATTGATTCTT